CTGCAACTTCTCGAGGTGTTTTTTTGTAATGCTCTTCTACTCGATGTGAAAAGAATCCATCCTCATGACCCTCTTCAGGATTTTTATAAGTAAACTTTTTACAAATATCAATCATTACCGAACGATGCCTAAATGATAAACCGCCATTGTAAACAAATAATGGTTCGCCTTTTAATGGACTACCAATATAATCGTATTCGTAAAAGTCTTCAATATTGCCTCCTATTATTCCTGAATCACGTTGAAATATTAATATGTTTTCTTCTTCAATCTGTTCCCAAAAATCAACCTTAGTAACTAAATAACAATAATCTAATCCTGTTTTAATTTCAACTTCTTTAAATTTATGTGTATAGGTTATTCGCTCATTGTTTTGCTTACTGCCAAAAAAATAAAACTTAGTGTATTTTGGTAATTTATCTAAATGCCTTTTAATTATTTCGTTGATGTCAGGATAATCCCTTGTTTCAACCATTACTGCTGCTAAATTCATTTATTTGAAATGTAATTATAGTAATATAAAACCTCATCAATATAAGTTTCTTTTTTTAATAAACCACTTTTATTTATTTGAGTTGCCCAGTCCGTATCTTCTCCAAAGTTAATTTCAGGAAATTTAAATTGAACTGCTATTTCTTTTTTAATCACGTTTAAGTGGTTAGGGTATCTTTCGTATGTAATTAAATTTTGAGTAGTTTTATACTCATTGTATTTGATTGAATGTTCAAAGTATTTAGGCATTTGCCCATCCATTGTTATAACTCCTTTTAAACTTAAACAGTCAGGTTTATTCTTTAATGCTTTTAAAATTAATCTTAAATAATCATTATGTATTTTGTCGTCGTCATCTATAAAACAAACATATTCGCCTTTTGCTTTTTTTAATAGTTCGTTTCTTTTTTGCCCTATTGATTTTCCTTTTGGTGCTTCATCTGTTAACACCTCAACTAATCCAAAAGCATTCTGCATCTCAATTTGAAAGTTAATTTCAAAAAATAGTTTGTTAAACAAATTGGCTCTTTCGGGTAGTGTTGGTATTAAAATTGAAAGCAACATTAATATTTATGTGGATTAATTATTAAATGGTCAGGCAAAAAATAATTTTCTGATTTTCGATAATTGAATAAAGCCCTATCATGATTATTAACTTCATGACTTTCAGTCTTTTGATATTGAGCATCAAATTCAGCAAGTCCCCATGCAGGATGAGCGTGTGTAAACAACTGCTTTTCATCCCCCATGTATTTATACTTGTTTAGTAAATGAGCTACTTCGGTTGCCTCCATGTCACACCAAAGAGAAATATAATCAGGATGGTAAATATAATTAAATCGCTTGTAGTAATCATAACCCATTATACTCATTGTCATTAAGTTACCTTTTTGATAGCCATCTGAGTAATGTAGCACTTGGTCATAGTTTCCTCTAAAATCCTGCCTTATAATATTATCAAAACCACGTATTTCAAATACCATATCGTCTGAGGTGTTAATCAGAATATCCCACCCCTCAAATAAGTCCATGTCACGATTAATAGCATCTATTTTATTCTTTGATAAACCTTTTGCTATGTAAACATTATCGTCATTATATTCAAAGTTTTTCATTGATTCATCGTCAGTATCAATACTTACAAGTATTGTGTAATTAAGTGAATTACAATTTTTTATGATGTTATCAATAGATGCCTTTGCTTTTTCAGGTCTTGAGCGAGTTGCTAATTTAAAAAGGATGTGTTCGTTCACTCTTCAAAATTATAAAAGATTTTAGGACTTTGCAATTCATTTATAAAAACTTTTCGATTTTCTTCAATTAACTTTGCTTTTTTGTATTCATGTATACTTGATTTATGTTCAATGTTATAATCCATAGCAAAAAGATATTCTTTAGTATTCTTTAATTGTTGGTAAGGCGCAAAGGTAAAGCCTGCCCGGTAAATTCGATTAGAATAACCAGCATGCTCAAATCCATACTGCCCATAGTCAGAATTTATATAACCTACTTTATTAAGTACCTCTTTAGTTAGGAACATAAACACACCTCCGCAATCGTTGTAGATTTCAACTTCATCATGGACTATTATCTTATTATGTGATTTATTTAAGAATAGTAAATGTTTCTGTTTTGAGTTAATAAAGTAGTCTGCCCATCCATCTTTTATTGGATAACAATCATCATCAAATAAAAAAATGTAATCGCAATCTTGCAAAGTTTTTAAATTTTGATTCTTTGAGTATGCAACTCCTTTGTAATTTACATCTTCGTGAATGTGAAGATGGTAGTTAGTAGGCTTAACTTTCTCAAAGTTTTCTATCCAGGTTTCAATGTATTCTTTTCTGTTTGGTGTTGTAGTTACACCAATGCCAATGCGAGGTCTTGTTTCCGTTTTTCTGTCCATTCTGTTAAGTTGTAGTTTTGGTTTGTGTATTCTGTTAATTTACTTACATAGTCAATTCTCATTTGCTCACTTTCAGTTAGTCTCTTAATTGCTTTAAACCAACCATGAACATCGTGGTTATCTACAAATATTGCAGTTTCTTTTGGAAATATATTATAAGGTTTAACATCTGAAACTATCACAGCGTTACCATAGGCTGATGCTTCAAGTAGTTTGATTTCAGATTTACCTTCTGTAAATATATTTTTTTCTAATGGTATTAAACTAACATCAGTATAGTTGTAGGCTTTCCCATACTCATAAACAGATAAAGCATTAAGTCTCATGTATTTGCCATGATTCATAACAAACTCATATTCTTTGTAATGGTCGTTTGGAGTGTAACCTCCTAAAACAAATTGAGCATTTAAGTTATGCCTTGCAACCTTTCGGATAGGTAGTTGAAGTATTTTAACATCCTGAACATGATGAACTCCTGCAATATATCCAAATCTTACCAATTCAGATTTAATTTTATTCGGTTGCCATTGCTCATCTGTTAGGTCTAAGCAGTTAGGATATACCTTAACATTCTTGTTAAATGGCTTTATTTTGTCAGCAAGTATATTAGTTGTGCAAGTAACTATATCCACATTTCTAAGTATCTCTTCTGTTTGTTTTACTATGTTAAACTGCTTATAAACTTTATGCAGAGCGTGAGTTGCAGGTAGTTGCCAGTAGTCATCAATATCAAATATAACTTTACATCCTAACCTTTTAAATCGGTTAATCTTTTCAAGTGAGTTACCATTTACATCAATTTCTCTTTGGTAAACTATGTATTGATAGTCTTTTACTACTTCATCAGGTATCACATCCAAGTCTTCATAAACATCACATTTAAAGTTTACAAGGTCTGAAACCTTTGTGTAAGGTACAATTAACCTATGGTAAGATAATCCGTTTAAGTTGCCTAAATTGGCTTTAATGAGAATTTTGATCATTATGTTTCCGTTTTAATTTTTCTTTGATTTCTTTAATATCGTTTACTACTGTTCTGTAAGGGATTTTAGTCTTATTGCTTAACTTAATAGCATCCCCACTTTCTAAATATAGTTTAAATAGATTCTGCTCATAGTAATCATTTTCAGTTTCTGGTGGCTGTTCTAAAAACTTAATTATACTTGTAAAATCAATTTCTTGCTGTTCTTCAACCAAAACATCACATTTGTAGTTATCTATGTATTGAACGTGATCCCTCATAAAGTTTTTTTTAAACTTGTTGGAGTGCCATGTTTTCCAAACAATAGCAGAGAAAAAGTGCTTCATGTTTCTGATTTCTGAAAGATTAAAGTTTTTCTCCACTATTATTAAGATGGCTTCTGAGTGCAATTCCTCCCACAGATAGTGATTCCTACAGATGTTTTTAGTTATCCTTTTATATAAGTTGGTATAAAGTTCATCTATCACTTATGCAAAAGTAAAGAAACTATTAAGAAGATTGCAAAGAAAATAAACTGATAATCACTTTTTCTCATTCATTTTAGCTTCAATTATTTTCATGTATAGTTTCCAATTAAAGTTACCTCTTACTTGGTTTACTTCTGTTTTCTTTACCCACCATTCAGCTTGGCTGATTAATGATGTCATGTTGTTTTGTGTTTTCATTTTTGTTTTTTATTTAAATATTTTTTTTCAAATCTTTTCCATCCATCTTCATTAATTAAAGATAACATTATATCTAAAGTAACTTCTTGCTCATGTTCATTACACATGCCTATACCTGTTAAATCTAAGTCAGGTCTGTAAACTTTATCGGATGGCTTTCCGCATTTAATACATTTCATAAGTCGCTATAAATGTTCGCAAAGATGTAAGTTATAAAACAGTTTGCTATGTTCTTACCTTTAAGTTACATTCACCACATTTATAAACTTCTACCATGTAAATATCCTTTGACCTTTCACAATCGCAAACCGATTTTATAACATCGGCTTGTGGCAATACTGCCTTATTGCTTTCAATCAACTTTAGTATTGCATCAGTAACATCTTGTTCTGATAATTCCGTTTTTTTAAAGCATCTTAATAATCTTTTAATTTCTTTTTCCATTTGTATATTTTTAGTTAATTTATATGTACTGCCACAAGCCGAGAACTGTTAGCAGCAATTTTGCTTACCACACACCATACACATTCTTTTTTTGTCAATGTGCATCATACATATATGATTACTTTCTGATGAAAAACTGCTGCTAACAGGAGGTTGGCGCAATGCTGCATACTCCTCCATAGCTTCAATTATCCATTTTCTATCTACGCTGTGAAAATGATACTCATTATCATCTTCATACTTCTTCAAAATTTCATCTGCTGTCATCCTATTTAATTTTATTTGTTAATAATACGCACTGCGCCAACCGCCAAACCGTTACCTGCAAGCGGTGGCGGTGTTATTTATATTTTTTGTTAAACTTAGATACTTTATTAAAATCTATGAATGGTTTGAAATAATCAAATATTTCTTTAGCAGTAAATTCTGTTCCTTTTTCTAAATGTTCAATTTCTTTATCGGAATGCCAATCCTCAAATTTATCTAAAAAAGTAGATGATTTTAAATGTAAGCCCAACTCGTCAATTATTTCAAAACACTTTTCAATACAAGCCATTTGAGCTGTTTGTTCAAATTCAAAATTACCTTTAACTATATAATTTTTTTCTCCATTATATACTATAAATGGTTTATATACATCATGATAATTATCATAATTCAAATAAATAGCAAAATTATAGTTTAAAAACGCATTTTTAAACTCTTGATATATACTTAAAGCTTCATCATCGTCTTTTAAAAAGTCAAAATCCAATGTTTTAAATATTTGAGGGTAAGATGATTTCATCCTATTTTTCAAATTATTCATTGGACATTCATCAATATCTTCATTTGTAATATTTTCAACTTGTGGATAAGCATCAATAGCCGAGGCTTGAAATTTTACATTATTAACAACATCACTATCATTTAAATACTGCATACAGTCATTTAAAACATCTACTTCATTATCATCTTTAGATAAAAATATTTTTATTTCATCAGATAAATTTTCTTTCTCTTTATAAATACCTTTTATTAATTTAAGTTTAGATTCTCTTAATAATCTAAATGCTTCTTGTTGTGTTTTTTGTGTTTTCATATTATTTATTTTTAAATGGTTTATGTAAAAATTTTGCCATTATGTGGCACGATATTTCAAATATTATTGCAATTAAAAGTCCAATCATTATACGGTTATTAATATTAAAGTCTTATAGTGGCATTCTGTACCACCAGCAGGTAACACAACCTAAGCCCCATTAAAACGAGGGCTTAGCTCGATAACGTTATGTTTAATTGTTCGTTCCTCACAACTCCGCTTCGCTAAACATAACAAAGTATAAACTCAATTAAAAACACTAACTATTCGTTTCCAAATACTTTTATTAGGACTTTTAGGTGGGTTATCTTCGTTATGCCATTTTTCAAACAATTCGTTCAATTTATTACCATCTTCTACTTCCATAGTTAACGCAATAAACCATTGATTACCTTCTTTCAAAGGATTGTGTTTAAATCTTACTGTTGTTGTAAAAGCCCTAATAAAAGACTTTAGTTCATCCAATCTATTTTCTGCTATATAAAAACTTGTGTACATATTATCCGTGTTTTTAACTAAGTTTATACTAATCCGTTATGCCTCATTTAAAGAAGCACATTCCGAATTGAATTGCTCAATAGTTTCATCACTTACAATCCATTCGTTATTTACCTTTTTACCCATTTCAAATTTGACTACACAAAGTAATTCAGAATCCAATCCTTGATGTTCAATATCAAAATCAGGGTGATGACTATCTCTAATTGCTATACAACCCACTCTTTTATCTACAAAAAAACGGGGCATAACAGCACCTATACCCAATTGGGCAGTTTCGTTGTTTTTTGAATTTTCTTCCATTTTATTAAGTTTTATATGTTATTGAAAATTATGCTATTAATTGCCCAACTGGGCATAGCCGCAAACCGTTATGTGGCATTAAACCTATCTAATATATTTAGTAGGTCTTTTTAATATTTCAGTAATAAAATTACATAGTGTTTCAAATTCGCTCACAGTTAAATTTTGTATCTCTGTTCCATCAGCATACTTCAATCCAATATTAACAATCTCATTATTAAGTTCATTAATATCCATTTTTCTCATTGTGTTTTTTGCATTTTCTAATGCTTCTTCTAAATTTTTCATAATAATTAACGCCACATAACAATGTATATAAGGCATTGCCTATGTGGTCTTTTTTTAAGTCTATACTAAATTTATATTTCTGTTCATTTTATCAACATTTGTGAAGGCAACGCCTCATATACTCAACGTTAGCGGTAATACTACCAGTTCTCCATTTCGACAGTTCCCCAAATGAATAAACCAATAATGATTAGAATTGCCAACCAAGTTAAGACACCCCACATTCCGTTGTTTGGGTATCTTGACAAACCACTTGGCACAGTTAGATTATCGCCTTTTTCGCCATTGTCTAAAAGTGTTTCTCTTAATTTCATAAGTAAGTTTGTTTTTTCCATTGAAGCAGTTATGCTATCAACTTTCATTAATTCACTTTCACTTGCTTTCAAATTTTTGTACCAAAATTCAATATCTTCATCAGGTGTTTGCCATAAAACAGAAGTATATCCTTTTGTTAGGTTATTGGCTTCTAAATACTGAATTGATTTTTGCAGCTGCTCTTTTGCGGTTTCTACTGTGTTGGCATCTGCTGCACGTTTTAAATAACCAGTGCAATTTTGTTTCATTGAAACACTTTTTGTAATTCTGATAGCGAATATTGACAATGCTAATACTGCTAAAACTGTTGCGATAAATACTTTCATTTTTTGTTTTTTTAAAATTTAATCCCTCGTAAATAAAACCGTACTACCGCTAACAAGGGTTTGTAGCAATAGGGGCAGAAGTGCTTTAATTAAGCTGTGTACTTCTAATCAGCTTTAGTGGTAGGTTGAACAGTAGTGCTATAAAATCCCCTACTGCTACAAGCCCCGAACCGTTATATCCATAACATCATTTCTGTTCTATTTCTATAAATCCATTACTTTTATAAATACCATCTGTTTTATCAATAGTTCTTATAAACTCAATTTCTACTTTTGCAGTATTTACAATTACTTGTGCAACATCTGCTATTGCTTTTGCTTTATCACTCCACTTCATTGTTTTATTATTTTAGTTTCAAATCCGTATTTAGTTAATTCTTCATGCCTATATTTCTGTAATGGTCTTACTATACCTTTTTCACTTTTAACCTCTATAAAAAAGCCAGTGCTATCTTTTAAACATAATAAGTCAGGTATTCCATTTTTATTAGTTTTAATCAATTTAATTACATAATAACCTAATGATTCATAATACTTGATTATTTTTGCCTGTATTTTTGATTCCAAAATCATCTATAAATAATTTAGTTGTATAATCTTTTTTGCTCATTACTGCCTTATAGATTTTGTCTTCAATCCCATTTTCTGAGAATATCCAGTATACTTTATTGGTTAATCTATCCATTGTGGTTAATCTATCACGTGACTGCCAATAAGAAACTGCGCTAAAATCTATATTGTAATATACTAATATTTCAGCATGTTTCAAAGAAATTCCTTCTCTTCCAGATACAATTTGTAAAGCAATAGATTTATCTGAGTTGTCAAATTCTGTCAAGTCAGTAGTAAGCAAGTCACCAAATGTTTGTTGTAAAGCATTAAGTTCTTCTTTAAACTTATAAAAAATACCTATTTTTTGACCAAAAAACTTTTTGCGGATAAATTCAGCTTTTGAGAAATCAACTACTTTTGAATTACCACTTTCAAACTTTATGGTTCCTGAATATAATTGATGTAATTTAGTCAATAGTTTTGTAGGAGTATCTGCTAATACTTCTTCTGTTTTGCCTTGAATTACTAAGTCATTTTTTAACAATTCAATAAGGTTATAAGTCTTTTGTTGCAATGGTACTCTAAGTATTTGTTCTTCAACTTTTGATGTAAACCCGGCATTCTTTTGAGTAAAGGTTATAAAGTATTTTGATGTATAAATATCAATTTTTTCTTTATTAGCATTTGAGTAATCAATAGCTTCACCATAGGCTACATACATGGTTTTTTTAGTTACAAATTCATCTGCCCATCTATAAAAGTTTGCTTGTTTAAATGGTGAATAGTCACTTATCCAAAACTGGTGATATATCTGAGAATAACTTTCAGGATGTGGAGTTCCACTTAAAAATATCATTGGTAAGTGAGAATAATTTTCTTTTATGTATTTAGTTATTTTGTTAGGCTTTGGAAAAGCACCATTTCTGTGATGTTCATCACTAATCAATAAATCAAAATTACCCTCTATTTTATGTATAGATTCATTATTTATTACTGTAAGGTTATAAGTATAACCCATAGCTTTATAATCGTTTAAAATAGAATCTATTGCTTTTTTCTTGGTTAAGAATAAAACATTCTTTGCATTACATAAATGAGCAGTATTCAAAGCCATTAATGTTTTGCCAGTTCTAACCTCAGCAGCAATATAAACTATTTTATAAAGTGCTAATTTATTCCATGCTTGAATGGATATACTTAATTGATAATCACGTAGTTTCATAAAATTCAACTGTTCTTGTTCCCATTGTGTTATAACTTTTCTTACATTCTAACTTTTTAAATTCGCAGTATTTATCAATCCATTGCCAAAATCTTTTTTGACTAAGATTAAACTTTCTCCAGTCAGGATAATCTTCTAAGAATGTGTTGTATAAATAATTTTTCTCAAAGCTTTCATTTGTTTTTATAATACCTTCATTGGTCCACTCATAAAACTCAAAACAAGTTTCTTTGATAAACTTTCTTATTTCTAAGTTTTGGAAGTCATAAGATACTAACCCATTAACTAAATAAAGTTGTAAGCATCTAAGCATGAAGTTGTAAAATTTCATCCATTCCTCATTAGTCCACTCTTCAAAAAGCATTTTACCAAATTCATTCAATGGTGTATGTTTTGAGCTAAAATGTGCAGAAAATTCAAGTTCCCACTTTCTTCGCTCAAATGAACCACCAATTCCTCCAATAGTGTAATTTGTGGTTATTAAGATTTTAGGACTTCTGCTAACCGGTATCTTAAAAGCATCTTTATTCTTTTTCTCTAATGTTATTCCCTCAGTAATTACAGAAAATAGGTTTTCAAATTTAAAGTTCTTATGCACATCGTCAAACACTAATATCTGAGTATCTGCTGAAACAGTTTGATAAGGAAAAGATTTATCAAAGCTAAATGATTTACCATTAATATCTGCTACCCTTTTAACTTTGCTTAGTGCGTTCCAAAATATACCTTTACCGGAACCACCATTGGGATTTTCGGATATTGTTTCATCATTTAAAATAACTGCCTTATTATTTGCTGAGGTCTTAAATGAGTGCATTAAATAGCCTATTGTAGTTTGTAGGGATATTTCTCTTTGTTCATCCTTATTACTTACTAAATAAATAAACTTTTTAAAGTCGCATTCAATATCTTCTACATGAGTAATTTCAAAATCTATTATGTGTTTTTTCCAAACAAAGCCATCCAGGTCTAAATAATCAATTAAATCAATACCATTCTTTTTAACCTTAATAGCACCATTCTGAAAATAAATGTAAGCTGTTTCAATAGTATCTTCTTTAAACTTTAAGTCAATTGGATCTAATATATTAAGGTATTCTTCTCTAAAATACTTTGAGCGGTCCGCTAAATGCTGATAAACTTGGTGTTCAGAGTTTTGTAACATTTCATTTAATACAAACTCTTTTATCTTTACTTCATTAGTATTATCAACCAGGTTATTGGATATGTAAACAAATATAAATGATTCACTACCTTCAGGATAATACTTATAAAAGCCATTTGATTGTAGCCATAACTTAAAATCATAATGGTTAATCTTAACACCTTTTTTAGTTATCTCCCAAAAGTTATTTATTGTAGCATCATCTTTAATCTGTTTTAATGAATCTTCATCTATTGTTGGAATAGTCTTTTTTATTTCATCTAATTGTTTACCGGATTTAATTTCTTTTTTTACAAAGTTTAAAGTCTCATTATCTTCAAAGTATTTCATCCCAAAATTACCTGCTCCACGCTTATAAGCTGAGTTAATTATGGTTTCAATTTCTTTATAATCAAATCCTTCAGATGTAAACTGATTGCAGAATCTTATGGCTTCAAGTTTAGATACACCAAAATCGGATAGGGCAGCAGCAAACTTAAAAACATTAGTATTTCTGTGATTTACAATAAGTCCATAGTTTTTTTCAAACCAAACAAATAACCTTTTAATTATCTCATTTTCATTGGTTAGTTTAATAGTTGGTGCTTTAGATTCATAAGAATATATCTTATTTTCTATTTTCTTATTCCAAACAGATGAATCCTTGTTGATATAAATATTGGGATCATAAGATTCAAAACATACCCGGCTAACATCACTTACTGAACTATCAAAGTGATCATTATTGTAATATTCATCTAAGGCTTCAAAGTATAGTTTATGATTTTCTATTTCTGCAGGAATCTTAACCAATAATTTTATACCATCACCGGATGGTGATATAAAACAAGAATAGGTAAACTCATTTACTTTTAACTGGTTATAAAATGTAACCAGTTCATTAGAATCAGAATATTTATCAAAATCTAAACAAATCAAACCTGAATGTTCCAGTAAACCTTTTACCGATCTATTTTTAAATACACCTGAAAAACAAATAGATGGTAAATTCTTTTTTAGTTCATCCCTATTTACTTTATCATTTCTAATTTGATTAATTAAATCCTTAGAATTACCATTCTTTATTCTATTAAGGATAAAGTCAATATCTCTGATAAAAGGAGTAGAAGTCTCCTTAATATTTTTAAATATAGTTACTTTCATAAAATTATAAACCCTTTACAATGCTGGTTAGTACGAGCCATGTATAAAACCGGGCAAAGTAAAGGGCTATATTTTAATATTTTAATCATGGCTCGTGATTGGTTACAAATATACAAACTAATTTTTAATTATCAAAATAATTTTTGTTGGCTAACATGGTTTTTTATTCTTTGAATGGATTTATCAAAATACTCTTTGTCAAGTTCACACGCTGTTAAGTCAAATCCGTAATCGTGGCACGCTATTGCTATTGAGCCTGAGCCAAGATGGGTGTCAAGTATCTTATCTCCTTTCTTTGCGTATTTGTCTAATAGCCATTTGTATAATGCAACTGGCTTTTGAGTAGGGTGGAATTTTTCACTTGTTGAAGTTTTACCCTCTAAATTGCCATAATAACGATAATCAAATTGTTTAGCATTTTTATCAAATGAAGTCCATGCAAGTTCACCATCTGCAAAGTTTTCAACTGGATTTCCTTTGTGCCAATAAATAAAACATCTGCCACCATAATTCCAAATAAATGGAAAATAATTACCACCCCAAATAATTTGATTTTTAGAAACTCTAAATAATTCTTTAAAGTATTGTTCACTTGGAGCTATATTCCATTCTCGGTGCTGTTCTTTTTGTCTAAAATTTAAAATATTCGTTTCTTTATTGCCGTATCCATAAGGAGGGTCAACAATAGCCAAGTCAAAATACTTATCAGGATAACGAGCCATCAGCTCCATGTTATCTTCATTTGTTATTTCTATTTTATCAGTTACTTTCATAAAATTAATGTTTCCACGCTTTACCCCGCTTTATACACGCTTTGTTTTTTGTTACTTTCCTTTGTTTATAATGTTTCCACGCTTTCACGCTTTATTTTGCCATTTTTTTCAAAAAAAATTCTTTTCAAAAAAATTTCGTATAAGAAGTATAGGGGGGGGGTGTTTCATAAAAGCGTGGGAGAATCTAAAAATTGTATTTCTTCTGGATAACATAATTCAATCTGATGTGTATTACAACATTCTATTATGCCTAATTTTTTGATATAGATTCTATCATATTGCGGATTTTCAGGATGTGGTTGTCTATATCCTTTTTCTGTCCATCCAATGAAATAATATTAATTTTCACTTACTATACACTTTCTCATTTTATTTGTAAATTTTGGTTAATAACTAAAACTGCTCCCTCTACCTGCTCACCCTTTTTAATAGCTTCTTTAATGGCTACCTTATCCGGTTGAAGAGTTACTTTTTCA